AGATATAAGACTCGACATCGACCATCGAGTTTTATTTTGTATCATATTAACTGAATGATACATCAGGTTTTAAAAGGTTTACTTCCTTGTTCGTTTTTAAAGTGTCAAACTACACTATGGAGGCACAAGTGGCAACGAAGAATAATAATATAAACATGGTGCATTAAGGAAAAACACCAAAGAAAAGTCTGTACCAGCTGATACAAAAGTATCTATTAATAGTTCATATTGATTATTTGTGGTAGATCCTAGTGTAACTGTTTCAACAAATAAAGTATCTCTATTGGAAAAATCATCTGCAGAACCATCAGTTCTATATAATGGATCATTCATTAAAAACTTAAATTTACTGTACATAGGGGCAGAAACTACAGTACCAGCTAATGTTCGCTGGGATATTAGGCTTGAGCCAGCCATTCCCATAGCAGTGTTATCCGTATCAATAAATGCTCTCTGTATATCACGAGAATTTGGAGCCGCTAATGCCTCATAAAAAGGTGTAGTTCTAGCAGCATATCTACGTGTAACAGTCAAAGAACCCACAGGTTCAGCACTCAAAGGTTGGAATAAATAATTATATGATCCTCTTGAACCAATAAAACATAAAGAGAACCAAGTGGTATAATTCCACGATACTAAATTATAAGGTTCAGAAACTGCAGATATTATACCTTTCATAGCTTCATTACCTAATAAATCATAACCAGGATATTCTGGTTCTCTGCCTATTGCTATACGTTGAGACAAATATAATCTTGCCGTGCTATTTTCATCCGTAATATATCTTTTATATCTAGACATTCGTCTCATTAACTGTCTCAAAGATACACATTTTTCACCCATATAAACTAAATTTATATTAGGATCTGCCATAGATGGTTTTAGACCAATCTCATGAATATTCTCACCAATATCATATTGACCGCTTTGAGGTGCATAAGGAGAAAAACGATTATCTAATTCCAGTGGGGTGGCGAATTCCAAATTATCACAACCTGATGCAAATACTAAAACTCTAATATCAGCACTTGCAACAGGACTAGATTGACTATTTAAAACTCGCATAGTTATAAAACCATTATTAGTAGTAGCAGCACCACTTGCTCCCGTTGTTGTTGCACCAAAATTTATATTATTACCGATATCAGTAGATAAATAAGCAAAAGGTTGAGTATATGGTATACATATAGAAACCTCAGTTTCTTCTGTAATATCAACTATTCTTGTATAAGTTTCAGTAGTATAATCGCCAGATGTAGTAATATCACCTCTTGGATCCCAATTAATACGAACACGACCTCTGTGATATTGTGAACATATAAATTTAAAAGTAAATTTAATATCCCCTCGCCAATATCTAAAATTCTTTGCTACATATGACATAGGTGTGAACCATACATTGGTTCCTCCTGTAATAGCTGCAGATTGCAGCAAACATGGTGTAACTTCACTATAAAATAAACCAGTATCCACAGTATCTGTAGCTGCCCAAACAGCTGAATATAGAAATGATTCCCTACTACAAAAATCAGATATCAATAATTCATCTTGAACATCAGCACCCGCAACTTTAGTATCTATAGTTAATTCATTTTTAGCATCTAGTGTAAGTTTTTCCATTGGCGTACCGATATCAGTTGAAGCAATATTAGGGAAAGATTTGGGCTTGAAAGCATGCACATCATCTATAACCGGCACATTCGTATACCCGAACAAAGCAGCAATATCTCCAATAGCACCAGCTGCATAAGAAGTTGCTGTTGCAAAGGGACCAATAATTGGTAAAGAACCTAATTGACCAGCAGCACGAGCTATTGCTGAAGCAGGTTTAGAAATAGTTCCCTTGTGAGAGTATTCATCCTTTCCTGCCTGTAATGCCAACTTTACAGTTGGTCCAGCCAATTCTAAATCTTCAGCCCAAGCGTAAACCTTAATATTTATTGAATCAGTAGTTAACCCATTAGCATTGTATAATACAGTCAAAGAATTTAGATCAATAGTACCCATGGCAATTAAATCAGTTTGCACGGTTGCATCTAACCAATTTTTAGGATATAAAAATGGTAATACCATATCTCCTCCCTGACTGTTCTGTGGATATAAATATAAATGAGGTCTCTGAGATAATGATATGTTCTCATATCTACTAGCATGTGTTACTATAGCAGGTACTGCAAAACTCGTAATAGGAGTATAAGCTGCTAGACATGAACCATAATAAAAAGGTGAAGCATTAATTACGAATTTAAGATGTAAATTACATCGTAATAAGAAATAATTATCCAATTTTTTGAGTATTGATGGATGAATAAAATACTCATACCAAGGATTAAATGTAGATGTAGCTGCTGTTAAATTCGTACCAATTTGCCAGGATTGTTCAAATATTTGTACAGGTCTCTGCAAAAAAGAACCTAAATCAACATTTTGGGAATTATCAACCTGAGTATATCTAACATTATATGGTATCTCGGTTATAACATCAACTTCATTATCTTTAAAACCAACATTTGACTGCTGTAATTCATTTTCATTATCTTTGGCTGACATATCAATACCAGATTGGGGTCGTAGATTGTTCATAGTACAATCCACTAAAACTATTTGTTCATCATAACAACAACTGCTATTAAACATAAATGATACTGCATTTTTAGGAAATGCAGCCAAAACCTTTAAAATAGGATAATTCCCCATAACGTCATGAACAAATAGTCCCACGCCTTTATCACCTATAGGTAGACTTACTATCATAGGTCTCAGTTCATGCACCCATACTACGTTGTTTTGTATGGACGTTCTATTGTACACGAACATCTGCGTGGACACAAGCGCTACGCTTGTGAGTTTAGTATTTTTAGATAGTCATATGAGCAAGGACGATATGCTCATAAAATTTATAGAGTCTAAAAACAAATAAAAATTTCTCTTTGTCTGTAAGACTGTGTACATTAGTACAATCAAATGGATCCATTTTTCAATAAAATTGAAGCAAAGGACTAGCAAAACTAGTAGGACCACTTCCTTTGTCGCTCTAATTAGTTTGTTACCTATATATCTTGATTTAAATAAATCAATAATTATTATAATACCCTGTGAAAATATTACAAAATAAATTCTAAAATATAATACAAACCAGCATAACATAATCCAAATTATACGAATTGCCAAGAACGGATCCCCCGGCGGTGTACCGTTATTGTGTATTTTCGAAACTGACATAATATTTTCATATTCTGGCACCTCATTGAATAAACACAATCCACTTTGGGGAGCGAAGCATTCATCATAAGAAAAACACTTACTCGAACTCTTCATATATCGTATAACTAAATCATCGTAAGTGGGAAAGGTTTCTTTATTTACATAATCATCCCACCCAAGTTTTGAAATTAAACCAACCAACATTGGTCTCTTCTCTTCAAATACTTGTTTTCCATAGAAAAAATATTCCTGTAATGCTGTACATAAAACAGACACTCCCTGATATTCCTCAGTTACTGCCTTAGATTTTACCCAAACCATAAGCATCTTTTCTATAGAATCATGATCTAAAGGACCTAATCTACATTTCATATCATTATCATATCTCCATGTGCGTTTCAAAAATGATGCATTATCAATATGTATGAATGGTACACTCTCTGCTTCTTTATCTGCCATAGTATAAATAATACCTATATCAGCAAATGTTTTAGCAATAGACGTATGGTTGAACCAATTGCACTCTTTGTGTACCGACATAATATTATCATCACCATATGTCATTAACGCAACTCTATCTCCAAACGATAGAACTTCAGCATCGGGGTTCTGTAAATAATAATTGTATCTCATTCGTAATGAATTCACAATACTATTTAAAATAACAGTTAATGGATTTCCAGATGGATTGGAGCCAAATAATTGTATCAAATCACCATTAAAATCCACTATAGCAAAAGCTGTGTCCTCAGCTATACCTCGTATGACTCTAATATCATCTTCAGTATAGTTTCCTGATAATCTACAAAAATGTATTATCACATCAAAAGCAGCTAATATCTCTTTAGGACTCATCTTTTTATCATATGCTTTATAGTCACCAGCAACAATTCTATCAACACCATGTTGAATAATATAATCATAAATCTCCTGCCACTCAAGAGACTGAGCTACTGTTCCCGGTGCAGCTTCAAAAGCAAATCTTTCATTCTGTAACAATCTGCAAAAAGAAAGTAAGTATTTACGAACCACCACACACCAATCAAAAGGGGCTCCTGTAAATACTCTAGTTTTCTTTGCTTTAGCTTTACTAAATGAAACTGGTTCATCTTTTAAATGAGCACAAAAATTAGGGTTACAACGAACACCTGACAAATAAGTGCTTATTATAAGATCTATACGAGTATTCATCTCTTTGTCACTTATTTCCACTGGGTCTTGCATACCATGAGCTGGAGGTATCGATTTTAAAAAATGTTTCTTTGATTTTTTCCAGGGATTACCTGCACTAGTAGATCTATTGATTTTATCAATATAAGCTACACGAGCACCATTTAATGCAGTAAAATCATCTAAAACCATCAACATATTTTTAATATTATCTGGATTTATTCTTTTATTTACATCACATATATAACCATTAATACACTCATTTAAAATTTCTATATTCATTTAAACTAATTGTAATATGTCTAATGCGGCAATTCTCCATGGCTCATAAGA